AAGTAAAGATGGACATCATTCCAACACCTAAGAAGAATATCATCATGGATGCCACACTGTTGACATCCCTGATGGGCTGTGCGCGATACGGTGACTTGAGATTCAATCATCGATTCATTCAAGCGAAGGGTAAGTCGAACTCACTTGAAGTCGGTACGATGATTCACAAGGTGTTTGAGGTCTACTACAAGCACCGCATCAAGGGATTCAATCGAGATACTTCAATCGGTCAAGCCCTCGCAGCCGGTCAGATGTATGTGTCTGGCTGTCCAACCTGTGTCGATGGGACTAGAACCTGTGGACATGAAGAAGGAGAATACCCCGGCCTGACCAATACACCTGAACTGAATGATAAGTTCATAGTAGGGTGGAGATTCGCACTCGATACCTGCCAGCAATACTTCGACTTCTACAAGAATGACGCACTCATCCCTCTATCTGCTGAGCAGGTGAAGGGTGAAGTTCTGTACGAAGATGATGAACTGCGCGTACTGTGGAAGGCGAAGTTCGACCTAATTGTTGACACGAATCAGATTGGCATCGTGTCAATGGACCATAAGACATTCAAACAGAGGAGAGATAAGACTACACTGTCGAATCAGTTCAGTGGACAGTGTTGTCTCCTCAAGTCGAGGAATGTCATCGTCAATAAGATTGGTCTTCAGACTACTCTGAAGATTGACGAGAGACTGACCCGCGAAATAGTCAGTTACTCAGCAGATAGGCTGAAGGAGTGGCAGGATGAAATCCTCCCCTACTACGCCTACAAGTATATCCAGTACGCTGAGTCAGAATACTGGCCTCCGAACTACTCTCACTGTGATACGATGTTCGGTCCATGCATCTTCAAGGATGTATGTGAGGCGGATCGTAACATGCGTGAGGAAGTGCTTCGGAATCAATACACTGTGGGTGCACTTTGGGACCCTACTAACCGGAAGGATGATGAATAATGCCCATCATCAGTAAGGATGTATGGATCACTAGAGAAGGTCAGCAGATGGAGATTAGGACGATGGCGTCATCTCATCTGTTGGCTACAATTCATTTCATTGAGCGGAATCGATTCATGAATGCTGCTGAAGTGTATAGTGAGAAGCAGCTAGGTGACATGACTGATGCTGTGAACTACTATCTTCAGTGGCCCATTCAGTACGAATCATTGGTAGCTGAAGCTCAGAGGCGTAAGCTAATCTATCGTGCCGTGGAAGGCATTGAGAAGAAGAGGATCAAGTAATGCCAACAATGGATTCAGTAGACTTCGACGCACTCTACTGCATGTTCAAGGGAGAACCTGGGACACGCAAGTCAACTCAGGCTCTATCATTCCCTACACCACAGGAGTGGTTCTCATGGGATAGGAAGATGAATGGCATCGTCCTTCCTATGAGGAAGTGGGGTATAGACCCGAAGCTCATCAACTACACGGACTACGATGATTGGAATAAGCCCCGTGCAAGGTTGGAACAGCTTCAGGTCAAATGTGATGCACGGACTCTAATCTTCGACTCAGTGACATCCTGTGCAGACATGACTCTGCGACAGACCATGAAGGCGAAATACGGTCAGTCACGTAAGTCAGGGGCTACAGCCGGCAAAATGGTCGCTGGCATAGCAGTCAATGAGATAGAGGATTATAATGCAGAGTCCTCTGCACTCAATGAACTAATCGCACTCACCAAGGACATCAATGCATTCCATAAGGTGAATATCATTCTCATCGCTCACGTAGTCAAGGCTGAATACCGTGATACGACGAAGAATGTGACTCACATCAGCCGACAGATTGTGACGGCTGGTAAGAACGTGGCCGCGAAGATTCCCGCTTACTGTCTTGAGGTATACCACTTCAACATTAAGAAGGGATTTGTAGAAGGACAGGGAGGTGACTACTCACTACTGACTGAGCACACTGGTGATGACTTCGCACGAACTGCGTTAGGACTAGATAGAGAGATTGTCTTCGGTGATAAGCCTCTCTATGATACGTGGATCAAGCCAGCCATCGCTAAAATCCAACAACCAGCCACACCAACAACGAAGTTCTAAGGGAGAGTGTATGCCTATCATCTCGTTCAGTCAACGTGATCTGCTCCGTGGTACTGTGGTCGAGCCTGCATGGTATCTCATGCAAATCGATGCAATCGGTGAGGCTCCGTCCAAGGATGGTGGTTCAACCAACTATCCTGTCGAGGGTACCATCCTCAAGAACGCTGATACAGGAGACGAGGCGTATCAGGGGGTGCCGATTGATTGGAACTTCAACAGCAAGGCTATCGGCTTCGCTGTTGGATTCCTCAAGTCATTCGGCGTTGATGTGAAAGCAGGCGCACGCTTTGAACTCACCAATGCCGTTGGCAAGACGGTGGAAGTGTTCGTGGAGAACGGTGAGTGGCAGGGGCGCATGGTGAACCGCGTGAATCACAAGTATCGCACGGTTCGTAGCTAGTCTCATGTGGGGTGGGACTAATACTCCCATCCCACACTCTCGACCGACTAATGGGGGAACAATGTGACCAAGGAGCCTGTTCAAATGGATCTACCCTTCAATCCTCCGATTCCCTTCAAGAAGCCTACACCAGAGCCTGAGCCTGAAGTGGATGAAGTGGAAGACGATGAAGTGGAACTGCCTCTTGAAGAAGACGAGGAAGATATCGTCATCGAAGATGATGATGAGGAAGACAAAGAATCATTGGACTAGCTGAAGTTGTGAGCAGTTAGTTCGATGCTAGGGGGCGCACTCAAGGCTGTATGTGTACAGTTTCACGAGTGCGTCCCCGATTTACTGAATGATGAAGTGAGGAAAGAGAACATGACCACTGAGATTAAGAAGGTAGTAGGACGAGTAATCAAGGTGAGCAAGGCAGGATGGGGATTCATCTCATCTCGTGAGATTGAGTTTACCCGCATCTTCTTTCACTGGACCGCGCTGAGACAGGATACCATTCCATTCCCTGAGTTCAAGACAGGACTGCATGTAGAGTTCGTTCCCTTGAAGGTAGAGGGAAAGGGATGGAGAGCTGTGCAGGTGCGTGTCATTGATAAGCCTGTAAAGAAAGAAGAAGTAGTGGAAGAAGAGGTGAAAGATGATCAGGTGCCCACATTGTCAGAATGATGACATGCGTTCGATAGAGAGAATCCTCTCATCGACTAAACTGAAGTATCTGTGCAATGTATGCTCCAAGATTTTTGAGGTGACTGATGACATCAAAGGTAAAGATGACACTGATAATAGCAAAGATACTTCAACAAAGGTTTCCAGACCTCGGAGACGTTGAAGCAATTAACATAGCCCACACAATAGTGGAGGCTATCACCAGTGAGTGAACCTAAATATGTCCCAGGAATGGGTAATTCATCAGCTAAACTCCTCATACTAGGAGAGGCACCCGCGCATGAAGAGACTATGCAGGGTAAACCATTCGTAGGAGCTAGTGGAAGGGAACTAGATAGGATACTGAAAGACGCTGAGATGAGTCGTAGTGACATGTGGGTCACTAATGTCTGCAAGTATCAGGTCCCACCTAATGTTGGGAAGAAGCGGTCATCATTCGCCACTCGCGCCAGCGAAGTGGGAATAGATATAGACCAACAACTAGAGGAATTGAGGATTGAAATTGGAGAGATACGGCCTAACTGCATACTCGCTCTCGGCGGCACTGCTCTATGGGCGCTTTCCGGGAAAACTAAGATTTCTAAACAGAGAGGTTCTATCCTCTGGGGTATGGGGCATAAGTTTGTTCCTACCTATCATCCCGCACATCTGCTTCATAGTGCTGCGGGTGGAGAAATCAAAGGTTACTGGAACAGACAAGTTATGATATTCGACTTCAAGCGTGCCTATGAGGAGTCGGAATCACCCTTAATGAACCTTCCCACACGCACTCTTCAAGTCTGCAACAACTCAGGCGAACTACATCACTTCCTCGAAACCTATCGTAACAATCAGAGACTATCAGTAGACATCGAAGCTGGGGGTCACTGTATCCCTATCTGTATAGGTCTGTCATTCAATAAGTCTCATGGGATGACAGTCCCTCTATGGAACAAGGATGGTATCTCTAGTATTCCAACCAGTGATTTAGCAACGATATGGCTAATGTTAGCCAAAACACTATGGGAGAAGGATATTGTCGGACAAAACTTCAATTACGATAGAGACAAGATTAGAAGACTTGGATTCGCCATTCAGCGAATACATTCAGATACACTCCTCAAGGCATTTGCAATTAACCCTGAACTCCCGAAAGGGCTTGCATTTCTTACGTCTATCTACACACGGGAACC